CGATGAAGAAACCCAGCGCCAAGTATGGCTAGCAATGGAGAGAGACAGAGAAAGATGGGGGAAACGTGCCAAGAGTTTATCACCGCAACTGCGCGGTGCGGCAGACTAGCGGTGATTACCGAGTTGTTTTCTGGTGTCAGACAGCCGTTGTGCGCCGAGTGCGCACGGCGGCTTTATCTCAAAGGATGGAAAAATGTCGTCACTAAAAGCACAGATCGCTGAGGTTGAGCGCGAAATTACTTTGCGGCGCCAGGTCTATCCACGTCAGGTTTCACGCGGGAATATGAAGCAGGCCCAGGCGGATATCCATTTGGCCAGAATGTTGGATGTGCTTGATACACTGAAACAACTGGCCAAGGGAGATGGACTGGAAGAGCTACTGCGTTAAAATTCCTAAAAAATTCCAAAAAAAAATTAAACAAAACTAGAACAATAGGGGAACAAATGGGAAACGTAAACGTACATCTTTCTGACGTTGCGCGGGCCTTGCGTGGCTTGAGCACGTCCACCATACAATGCTGGGAGGCCGCGGGATTGCTTAACCAGGCTGCCGCCATCATTGATGGGCTAGCGCAATCCAACGCATCGGTGCCTCGCGCAGGCCCGCCGGAGGGCTATCGAAGCGGCCAATGGGTTAGACGCGACGGAAACATCTTCTAGTGATATAGACTCCCGCAGGACACAACCCTGCGGGAGATTCCATATGTGGCCAAATCAGTTCTGTTGCCCCCCTCCGCAATGCATTCCGATTCCGGTCCCTGGCCCGCAGGGTCCTATTGGTCCGATCGGTCCTCCCGGTCAGCCTGGCCCGCAGGGGCCCGTGGGCGCTACGGGAGCAGTTGGACCCGCAGGTCCCACCGGGCCCATAGGCCCTGCCGGGACCGGCATCATGGCCGCCCCGCCGCAACAGATCGTGTCCAATACCACTCTGACCGCGAATTCCGCGATCATAGCAGCGACCGGCACACTTACCCTGACACTTCCTAATCCGATCAATTCCGCAGGCACGTTCATTTATCTGAAGACTGTCAATGCTCAGCTGGTCAATTCGGCTGCGGTCAATGTCGTGCCATTTGCCGGTGGCGCACCTGTCAATGCTATATTTCCTGCGACTGCGCCACACTTCGCCATCATGCAATCCGATGGCACGAACTGGCAGATGCTGGCCTATGCGTAGCCATATCTGTGGAAGATTAATCAGGTGTTATGATGCCGACTCTGAGACAGGGGATGTACGATCTGCTGGGATCAGTCGAAATTGATACTAAGGAGGGGGGAAGACAGCATGTTGAGCCATGGCTATCTCAGCGTTTGGTTATTGATGCTGTTGCCAAAGGCCTACAAGAAGATGTACATGAATTTGTAATATTGAAATGCCGTCAAGTAGCAATAACTACTGTTTGTTCTGTAATTGAATTATTTTGGGCACTAGCCAATCCTGGAATTCAAGGCGCTATTATAGCTGATAGAACAGATAATCTTGAAAGATTACGGCGTATATTTGCGTCTCTTCTTGAGACCCTCCCGCCGGAGTGGCGATCACCAGAACACAGGTTGATTCAGAACAACCGCACCGGCATGGCATTTGCCAATCGGTCGGTCATCGATCTGCTTGCGGCCGCCAATAATCCTGATCTTGGGGCTTCTAGAGCCCTCAATATGATCCATGCGACCGAAACAAGTCAGTGGAAATCATTGGCTGGCGTTGAGAGCCTAAAGGCCTCCCTAGCGCGGGAGAATCCCAACCGGCTTTACATCTGGGAATCAATCGCGAATGGCCTAAACTGGTGGTATAATTTTTGCCAACAGGCCAAAAAAGACCGGCATATGAAGTTTATTTTCATAGGGTTTTGGGCGCAACCTACATACTCGATACCTAAGACTGACCCTGATTACAAAATATATTGGGATGGGCATTTAACAGATGATGAAATAACAAGGGCGCGTTATGTAAAACAGGAATATGGAGTTATCATCAAACCAGAGCAAATAGCTTGGTGGAGACGCGAAAGTGAGTTCAGAGCCGAAGAATACATGTTACGCCACTATCCTTGGCACGAACGAGAATGTTTCATTGCTTCGGGATCAGGTTTCTTTCCTGCCGGACGAACGATGGAAATTGCTGAGCAGCTTGCTCCCGTCGGACCTCCGTACAAGGGCTATAGGTATAATTTCGACGAGCAATTCATCGCCTCGCGAATAGAGCAGGTGAATGATCCCGACAGGGTCATGCTCAAGGTGTGGGAGCCGCCCGTCAACGATGTCTATCACGGAACCGATGGCCGCTTCCAGGCGGCCGGCGTCTATGTGATCGGCGTTGATCCGTCCGGAGGCGGCGGAGGCGACTCGGATGACCACGCCATCGAGGTTCTGCGGTGCTACGCTGACAAGGTCATCCAGGTCGCCGAGTTCCGCTCCAACAAGCCATTAACGTATCAGATCGCCTGGGTGCTGGCTCATCTCGCCGGAGCCTATCGCGATCACCTCTGCAATCTGGAAGTGACCGGCGTCGGCGCCGCGGTGCTACCCGAGGTCCGCAACCTCCGCCAATTGGCGGAGCGCGGCATCCTGCAAGGCGAAATCGGGTCCGAGAAAATTCTCGATATGATCGGCGCGGTGCGCTGGTTCTTGTACAAGCGCGCGGACACACTCGGGGGAGCGGGAAACATCATCGCATGGAAGGCCAATGCAGATAATAAATATCAGGTGTACAGCGAGCTACGCGACAGCCTGATGCTGCGGCGTATCGAGATCAGATCACCAGCCCTGATCACGCAAATGCAAGCCATTATCGAGGACAACGATTATATCTCCGCCGGACCCGATACGGGCGAGAACGATGATCTGGTATCGGCTCTGGTCCTGGCGCATCATGCCTGGATCGAGTGGCGGCGGCCGATGCTGGTGGCGCGTAACCTGACCTGGGATGTTGTCAGCGGCCCGCCGCCCCCGCCCAATCCCGCGCTCGTGCTGTCGCACGCTATGTCGTCCCATTGGGCTATGATCAATCGCAAGGCGCGAGTAAGGCCGGAGAAGTTCTGATGCCTATTGTCAGAAGCTATGCTTGCGAATCGTGCATGCACATAATGGAAGTGACATTGTCATTTGAACAATGCGACGATCCACCTCCTGATTGCCCGATGTGTGCAGAGCGAACACGGCAAGAGTTCCGACCTATCGCCATCGCTAGCTCTACCTCCGTCCGTGCCCACGACATCGCCGCGGACATTGCCGCCAACGACTATCACGTCGCCGACATGCAGAGAGAGCATCGCTACGAAGGCACGCCCAAGGTGCGTTACAAAGACCAGACCGCTCCCGCAGCCAAGAGCGCGTGGGGCGGTGTCCCACCGGGCGCGCTAGAGGCCGCGGTGGCGGCGGGACGCGAGATGAGGTTGCAATTCGGATCGGGGCTCGACGTGCTGCAGACCAATATCAGGAACGGCACCGAGCCGGACCTGATCGCCAACTCGAAAAAGCTTTGTACCCGCGTATGGTAAAGAACATGCCGATTGCTGTTGGGGGCAAGATGGTCTCCACCAATATCGAGGACATCGGCAAGCTGTCGATCAAGGAGCTGGCTGCGGTCAAGGACTATCTACAGAAATGCCTACATGCGCTTCCCGATTCTCCAGTTATTCACGCCAAAATCGAAGCCATAAAACGCGAAGAGAGATGGCGCGAGAGCGACTCATGGGAGTGGCCGCATGCTGAAGATTCCTAATTTCGATAGAGAGGGCCACCTCGAAGTATGGGGCAAGGAGGTGATCGATGAATGCATGGCATCCGTCGAAGAGAGAGCTATGATTTATACCAGAGCTGCTCAATATTACTATACTGGTACCTACGATAGTCGTGCTGCGATCTACAATAAAACCAAACCATTTGTTGACAAATTATCCGGTTTCCTCATGCAACCTACCGATGTCAGATTTCAAATCGTTTTCGATTCTGGAGAAAACGAGAGCGTTCTTGAGCGCGCTCAGCTCGTCTCCGAGAAAATGACTGCCGACTATCGGCAGACCGACAGCGATGTCACTTTCAGCGAGGCCGTGACCTGGTCGATGGTCAACGGCTGTCAACTGCTCAAGCATTATCCATCAGATGCCACGTTTCGGATTGCACCCGTGCATCCGCAGAATTTCGGAGTTCTCGGCGAAACCATTATCGATCTCGATGAGCAGGAGGCTTTTTGTCATGTTACGTATCCTACGATATCCAGGCTACGCACTATCCTGGATGACCACCCTAGAGCTAAGGAAATACTGGCGCGTATATCGGAGGGCCGCCCAACACAGCAAGACGAGGAACAACCCTCTTACTTTCATCAAATGGTTATTGGAGGATTACAGCCCTTGGGTGAACCAGGAGGGTCACCACGCTCAGAAGCCGCTGGTATCGTCAATATCTTCCCTGTCCCAACTCCCTGGAAACCCAATCGCAGAATCAGTCCAACGGTTAAATTCTGCGAACTCTGGATCAAGGACCGCGATCGCGGCGGCGACTACACCACCATGCAAGTCGTCTATCCCGACATCATCGTCGAGGGTGATGTCACGCGACGCAACTTATCTCGCGTTCCGGGACATTCATCATTCATCAAAATTCAAACGCAGGTCACACCAGGGTATTTCTGGGGAAGAAGCCTGATATCCGACGTGCAAATGCTGCAGGACGTGCTCAACAAGCGTTTGCGTGATCTGAAGGTTATGTGGGATAGGAATGTTAATTCTCCACAGGTTTTTAGCGGATTTACCAGCATAACTGAAGAGCAGTATTATAAAATCATTAATGAGGGAGGGTTCTTGAATGATCCTAATCCTAATGCAAAGGCCCAAAAATTACTCGACCCTCCACCACCAAACTATATGGAAGAGTTGCAATTTCTGTTCCAGCTCTTTGACGAAGCATCGGGCTTTAGCCCGATTATGTCCGGACAGGGAGAGCCAGGAGTTCGCGCTGGCGTACATGCTCAGACGCTGGTCAGAACATCTTCCCCACGACTTATTGACCAAGCTGCTCGCATTGAGCGGCAGCTCGCTCAAAGCGGATACCTGAGCCTCCGCATCATGTAGGCCATGGATGCCCTGATCTACCGGACCGATAGCGGCATCGAATTCACGCTTCACGATCTACCGGACAACTTTCAAGTTCAGGTCGATTCCCACTCCGCATCCCCGGCCTTCGCGGAGGACTCGCGCCAGGTCGCAATCGCACTCGCCAGAGCAGGGGCCATCGATGGTGAGGACCTTATCCATATGCTGCATCCACCTGGAGCCGAGCTGCTGCTGGCCCGGTTGCGGCAGCGTCAAAAGGCCCAGGCCAAGATGGCCCAGCAAGAAGAGGTCAAGGAGATCGCCATGAACGTTCTGGGTTTCAAGGGGAAAACGGGGCAGGCGGGGCGACGCCGACGCTAGACGCAACCGTAATTTTAGGATTACCCTGCCTTCGCCTCACGAAGGCGCCGCCCCTGCTCTCGTGACTCCAGTCCCCCATCCCCTCGCGCCAGTAGGGGCGGCTTTGCAAAGGGCTAAATTATGGCGATACCGCCGGATGTAGCCGGGAACGCCCCGGCCGAACCTGACGAGGGTGGCGGACCACCCCCAGGTGGTCCTGGCGAAGCCCCTGGCGGTCCTCCGCAGGGGGGCGGGGGGGCCCTGCCGTTCTTGCAACAAGGCCCCCAGCCGTCCGCGCCGGGTCCTGGCGACCAAGCCGCCTCGATGATGAAGATCAAGAACGCGCTGGCCATGATCGAGTCGGCCATACCGGGGCTGCGCGGATCGCCGGCCTACGATGATGCGCTGAAATTCTTGCAGCGGATGAGCCGCCATATGTCCGCTGGCAATCCGACTGCCGGCGTCCAGCAGACCCAGATGCAGGATGTGCTGAAGCAGATCATGCAGAACGCGCTGCTATCGCGCATCCGGCAGTCCCAAGCGCAGGGCGGCCAGGGCGGGCCGGCGGGAGCGATGGCGCAGGCGCCGATGCCGAGTGTACCTCTGCCAGGTAGCTAGTAGATGCCAGAAGTTGTGATATAGATTAGCGGCGTTGCAAGGGTGGGTGTGATCCCCCTGCAACGCCTGACCAACAATCCACTGTACAGGAGCGGAT